TGCCAGTCCAATCAGTTTGCCAAGCACCCCACTCCATTGGACCCAAACCAGTATTAGGATCAATTTTATGTTTAGCAAGAGCCTTCTGATAAGCATCTTCATTAACTACTCTATTAGCAGCAAGTCTCTTAGTATCCATCCAGGTATCTGAATCTGGATGGATAGTCATATCACCTGCATAGTAAACAATCAAAAATGGGTTAACATTTTCAACTCTAGAAGCATAAACTTGTTTAATTAAAGGAACTTCCTCATAATCCAAAGTTAAAAGTGGACCATTCCTTCTAATATTCTCTCCATCAATATCAGTAGCAGTAGAAAGATCAACAGTTGGATCTGCAGTAACTCCAATACCAATATAAGACATAGAACCAACAGCTAAATCTATTGAAGTTGTATAATGTCCTGGTCTTAAATAACCCTCATTTGGATCAATAGACGCAGAAAAATCTGGATGAGCAATTTGATGAGAAGCATGACTCTTGAAATTGTCTACAAAAAATCCAGATTTATACCTATTAAAACCATCTGCATCAGTTATTTGCATATTAGCAGTATCAAGTTCAAGTAAAGATAATCTAGTGTAATATTCTACATTTTTTAATCTATCTTCAAGTTTTCCAATATCAGACATTGTAAAACGTCTATGTTGGGTTTTCTCCACCATAACTTCATTTACATTATCAACATAAGCTGGCATCATTATTGTAGCTACTGGAAGTGCATCTCCAATATTAGCTGGTGTACCAGGAACCTCTTGAGGAACACCTTCGGTATATAACCATTTACCCTGTTTAGATAAGAATAATCTATCTACTCTAGGCAAATAATAATTATAACTTGCAATTATAGATTCATCTGGAACTAAAGGATCTGGAACATTATTTGTAGCAAACTCTCTTGATTTAAAATCAAACGGTGATAAAGTAGATACACCAACATTATATGCATTTACTCTTGGTCTAATATCAATTAAATCACTATCTTTAACATCATAGTCCATATTATATGGAACCAAATGCAAACTACCAGCAGGATAACTAGAAGCACTATAAAAATCTCCATTATCATCAGCATCTATATAAAAATTCTTAAATACTACTTTTAATCTATTAGTTGGTTCTTGATAACCTTTCTTTCTTGAAATATATGAGAAATCATAATATGTAGATTTGGCATTTGTAGTTAACTCATACTGACTAGTAATATTTTTATCACCATTAGTTGTATTAGCTACAGTTGCAGTTATCCCAGATTTTTCTGTTTTTATTGTTTCGCCCAAAGAAAATCTATTGTCATTAAGGAAAACAATACCTATTGTTGTTGTGTCTGGTCTCTCTGCAAAGAGTGCAACAGCATCACTGTCTAAACCTGTTATTTTTTCTCCAATAATAAAATCACTATTATTTCCACTAGGTCCACCATAAGCAGTAAGAGTTATAGATGGAAGATCTGGATTTCCATTATCATTAGATTCATATACTCCAACCATCTCAACACAATCTGGAAGATTCAATGAAATATGATTATCTTGAACTCTAGTTCCATATGCTCTACTAAATGTTAAACCATCATTTTTAGTATTAGTTCCAATACCAGATGCTTCATCTGTTGATCTATTAACTATAAGAACATTAGCAGAATTTAATTTCTTTAACTTGCTATTTACTTTTGCTTTTAAAACAGTTGCATAGAGATTTGCTTTTCCTGATGCATGACTTAAACCTACAAATGTTACCGTCTTTTTATCAGTGGCAAAAATACATTGACTTGCTTTTAGAGGTTCAATATCTCCATCATCATATGTAATTAAATACCTTTCTTCATCAAATGGTTGGAAGAACATATCATCTCCCGCATGTGGTGAAGTAAACTGTCTATTAACAACATTTATTGAATCATATTGTTTTCTAAATTGAACAGTTGTAGTTGTTACATCTAAACTCTCAATTTTATCATTTGATAGAGGAGTTACAAGACTATTTTGGCCAAGCTCAAAAGTAGGTTTTCTTATCAAAACATCAGTAAGAGTTGTATTTCCTGTAGGAACACCACCATCAGCAACATTAGGAACAGTTACTATACCTGCAACACTTATACTAAATCCATCATTAGCAACACCAGTAACTCTATTAAATGTTGGTAAACCTTTACCTGGAACTGTATAAGAAATAATATTATTCGTTGTTACAAGTCCAACAAAACATTTATTATCAGCAGAAATTGTGCCTGTATTACCAGCACCCCATACCAACTGCATATTTCCACGAGTAAATGGATCTCCATTATCTAAAACAAAATCTGCTTCGAAAGTAGAAACTCCAACATAACTACGTAATGATTTTACATGATTAAAACCATAATTATCTATTTTTTTAATTGTTCTACCATTATTAACACCATTGATAATAATAGCTTCATCTTTAACAAACTCACCAGTAACATCAACAAGTGTTAAATTAGTTTGATTTACTCCCATTCCTTGATCATGAACAAATCCACTTGCACCACTTATAGATCCCATAACTCTATCAGAAGCAGCAACAAATGTAATTGCTGTTCCAACTACAATCTTAGTGAATGTTTTTATATCAAATAATCTAAGTTCATATTGAGTTGACTGATTAGAATAACTAGCAGATTGTGATTTAAAATCATAAATTCTAGCAATACCAACAGATTCACCATATGCATTAGTACCAACAGTACCACTTCTTCTTGCATTTAATAATTGAACCGTAGCTGTAGTTCCTATACCAAGAGCAGGGGAACCATAAACATTATTAACAAAAAGAGGATCTCCAGTTTCATAAGCTATAGATCTTTCTTCAACATGTCTTGTAGTTCTTGGTTTTGGAACATCAATAAATGATGTAGAAATTTTCTCTATGTCATATCCCCTAACAAATGCTTTACCAGGAGATACTTGAAGAACCATCAAATCTTTTGAAGGTGTTCCACCCTGTTGAGTTTTCTGATTAGATGTATATATTCCCTTATTTCCAATACTATCATTTAGAGATTCTTTCATATGAACCTGGAAAGGTTTAACATAATAATCTCCAGATTCATCATAAGTTCTAGCAGCAAGAGTATCTCTTATTAAATTATATTGTGTATCTTTTACAAATGTTTGTAGATCTCCACCTTCTATACGAGAAATTTCAATAAAATTCTGATCATTTAGATCATCTAAATTCTTTTTTGTTAAACTTACTTCTATCTTTAATCTATCGGCACCAGGAGCAGCATAATTTGTATATCCAGAAGCATTATCCATCAAGGATGCATCTTCATCAGCGGTTATAAAATTCTCTTTAACATCAAAACCAACCCTATATGATGGTGTATTAGAATACTGATCAAGTATTAAAGTTTGATTTAAAACCTGTACAAATTGTCCTCTGACAAAATAAACACCTTCACCGACTGACATTGCAGATCCAGTAGCAGAAGAAGAAAAAGCAAGAGTATTAGCAAATGGTTCATTTGTACCAATAACGCTTGAACCATAAACAAGATCTTCAGTAGTTAATAAACTTTCTCCATCAAAAAATGTTTCTTGTGAAAAATCTTCTGCACCAGACTTCTCATATTTTAAATATAAAGTAAGATTGTTTTTTATAGAATCTTCAGCAAGAAGAACCTGTTTAATCGAAGCAGTAACACCAGACCTATCACCAACAATTCTTAAACCTTTTAACTGATCTGCATATAGTTCTACTGGAATTCCTAAAAAAGTATCTTCTATCTGAATACATTGATAATTAGGGTCATAAGTTAAGTTACCAGGAATAACCTTTGATCCTTCCTTAAAGAAATGCGTACCAAACTGTTCAATCTGATTTTGTAAAATCGATTGTAAAGTACTTAGTTCTCTCGCTTGAACTGGGGTTCCAGGTTTAAAAAGAACTTTATAAAAGTTTTTATTTTTATCAAAATCGTCAAAATATGGATTGACGTTTAGGTTAGTTTCCTGTGGCATAGTTCTTTATCTAGAATTCCAGTACGATTTTGATGTCTTCTTTTTGTTGTGAACTACGAGTAATAGATGCTCTATTATCTACATAGATGATCTGACCACTATACTTTTCAACTTCAGGGTTTGCGACACCTTTAACAAAACTCATACCTAAGTTGTATGTCTTATTATTTATTGAGGTAGATAGACCTGGTGCTAAGGCAGTACCAAAGTTTGTATCTATATTCAAATTACTAGAACCACCAAATATTGTTGTTCCAGCACCAGTTGTAGGATCTGCTGTAAATCTGAATAACTCATATCCATATGTAGGAGCAGTTCCATCAGTAGAAATAGCAAGTCTTCTATCTTGCCAATACTTAAGAACTCCTGTTGTAGAATCCCAATTTATTACTCTACCAACAGCAGTAGAACCAATTCCAATTTCCTGTCGAATCTCAGAATCGTATGTAAATGTAGTAGTTGTAGCTCCGGCACCAGCTATTTTTAAAGCATAAAGACCACTAGCTTTTGATAGTGCAAGAAGATTTGTTGAACCATATGCATATGGATTAGCAACAACACCTATCCTAGCAAATTGATTACCTGTAATGAAATCTGGGTTAGTTGTATCATTTTCAATTCTAGAATATATTAATGCTCTATTTCCACCTAGTTCATTATAGATATCTGCACCATGTCCATTTTGGGGTGGAATAATAACATTAAAAGAAGCGTCTGTAGAACCTTCTGGGTTGTTAAGACCAACATTAGCTATACCAACGTTTCCAAAAGTATAACCTGAACCACCATTAGTAACCTCAACAGAATCTATTTTACCAGCAGCGTTAATAACGACAGAACATTTTCCTCCACTACCATCACCAAGAATAGGGACATTGTTGTAAGTAGCAGCAGTACCATAACCAACACCACGACTTGTGATAGTTACAACTTTAAGTTGTCCACTAGTTGCAGCATTATTTCTTACTGAAGCAACATCATTATTTGTTGACCATTCTTGTGGTAAAGGAATAAAACTTGTAGAATCAAACTTAATAAGGTCGTTTGGATTAATAGTAAACAAATACTTCCAAATATACTGATCACCAGAAGCACCTGCAGATCTTGGTTCTAAATCAGTAAAAAGTGGTTCATCAAGAGAAGGTCTTCCTTCTGTATTCTCTGGATCTGTTCCATTCTGCAAACAAATATAAACCCGATAATCCTGGTTCATTACATAATAATTTGCATCATACAAGTTCGTAGCACTTGTTTGAGGTGAAATATTGGTTCGAGAATAATCATCTCGATACATTTCATACGTTGTACCAGAGGACCAAGTTATTTTTCTAACAACTCTGGCAATATCAGCTGCATTTATTTTTTTCAATGCAATCATTGTATCCCAATAATCTCTCTCTTCACTAAAAGCATCTTTAGGTGAAGGAGGATTGGAATCCCAATCAGATTGGAAATCAGCAGGATTGGGAAGTCCTAACCAAGAATAATAACTATTACTAGTAGAAGCTACCCCTGCGACAAAATTTTCACAGTTTAATATACGAAGCTGATCAGTTATAATGGCTGCCATTTTTACCGACTTTTTGTTTTATTTATATTTGAATTAGTATGACTCTTTAAGGTCCCTACTTCTGATGATAACTGGACCAGTTATAATACCAGTTATTCCATCATTAATGTTTGCGTTAAACGAAGAAGTACCCTGTTTAACGAAATCATATACACGACCCCAAGAGTAATTTCCAAAGTAAGAACTAGAACCAATACTAATACCTTGATTAGAACTTACACTTACAGTTACTCTTCTTAAAGCAGTCTGTCCAATTCCAAGTGCTGGAGCTAATACTGTTTCTACACTTTGTACTCTGTATATATTATCTATAAATGAAGTACCAATACCAACAGTTGTTATTCCTGTGGCATCTGCATAAGCAGTTAAACCATTACCAACATTACCATTATTAACAACGAAATAATATCCAGTTTGAATACCACTAACAGTAGTTGCAACAGATACAACAGAAGTGTCTCTGAAAACAGAACCTTTGGGTATATAGAAGTCAAATGTAATACCAGTTGTAGCAATACCAACGACTGTTGTTGTTCCTATACCTGTTATAATACCAAAGTCTCCACCATATTTAATGCTGGTTATAGTCTCATCTTTTTGAGCTTCAGATTCAATAAGAACAGTTGGAGGACTTGTATTTGTATATCCAGCACCAGCAGTTACAACAGATACAGAAGATACTGTTCCCACTCCAGATATTGTAGCAATTGCAGTTGCATTTGTTAATGCAGTAGTTCCTATACCTGCAAATACAGTTCCTATACCTGCAGTTACACCAATAGAAACATGAGGAACAGCAGTAAATCCAGAACCACCATCAGAAATAACAACACTTGATATAGTTCCAGCAGCAGAAACAACTGCTGTTGCTGCAGCACCAGTTCTTACTGTTCTATCAACAATAAGAACTTTCTGTTTTGTTTCTACAATATCATCTGTTTCATCGAATAATGGAGAAGCACTATCAGTAAAGAACTCAGTGGAAGCAGAAGAAACATTACTTATAATGTATGCAGTAGGTCTAATACCAGCTTCTAATTCTGGTCTATCCTTCCCAACCTGAATTGCATCAATAACAACATCAGATGTTTGTTTTTTCCAAGTTACTGGTCTCTTTACAGATCTACTTGTACTAATACCTGGTCCAATGTAAGTATTGGTATCAACAGCATCAGCAGTAGTAATACCAGTAACTGTTCTTGGTTCTTGTTGATGTTCGTCATAAAGTCCTTCTTCTGGGAACTTATTAATAGTCAAATCATCACCAGGTTTTATAGTTTCTAAAATATCAACCTCAGTAATATCATGTTCTGCACCTCTATAGAAGTAGATTCTTACTTTATCTCCTTGTTTTGGAGGTTCAGAGAATGTGATTTGTGAACCACCAACAAGTTGATAACTCTCAAAAGGAATCTGTAGAACATCATTTAAAAATATTATTGTATTATCTTCTACTTTAATTGGAGAACCTTTTTCTGCTCTAAGTGTAATAGGAGTTTCAGCAGCACCAATGGTTCTAGTTAATGGGAATACAGTTCTAACACCATCAAATAGATCTTCAAAACTATTCATTCTTTCAAGTTCACCAAATGTCCATCCAGAGAAACTATCATTAAAGACTTCATCAACAGTCAAATTAAATGCTGCAAATGAAGCGCCTGCTGAACTATCTGTTGGAATACCAGCTTGACCTCCAGTTTCAAGGGTTAAAACATCTGTAACTCTATAGTTATAACCATAATTTGTAATAGTCCAATCAATGATACTAGATCCAGCACCAACTACAACAGAAATAGATGCACCTACACCTGTAGGACTACCTGTTAATTTTATATTTTCATAGTTAAGTGGTGGATCAAACTCTAAAGATGGTGGAGAAGCAGAACTAAATCCAGAACCACCACCATTAGTAATGGTAACTGAAGTCACTATACCTGCAGTAACATTCGCTTTACCAATGGTTACAATACCAGAACTTCCAATAGCATTAACTATAATATTTGTCTGAAGTCCCACTCTATAACCCGAACCACTATTTCCAATAGAAACAGATTCAATTGTTCCAGCAGCGGATACAATAGCAGTACCACCTGCAGAAACTAAATTTTGATATCCAAATGATTCTGTTTCAGCAACAGAAACAATAACACCACCTCTAGGAATAGATGATACATTAACATCATAACCTACAGATACTCCAGCACCAGTGAAACTTATAGATGTAATACCAGCAGTTTCAACAACCTTATAATCAAGAGCAGGATTCTGGAAGATTTCATTTATAAGAACAACACCAGTATTAGTTGCAAACCCAGTTATATCCTGTCCTTGAGATTTAACAACAAAGGATGTAGATAAACCAGTAAATTGATTTGCAAAAGTATCAAACACAAAGTTATTTGAATATGTATCAATAGTTCCTTGAGGAACACCACTTCTAAGGAAAGCTCTAGCAGCAAATGTGGATGTAGTTGTTAAACCTGCAGGTCCTTTAGCACCTTTAGGAGCATTAGTAAAGTTAATTGAATCCTTAACTATTTGATAGTTACCAAGATATTTGGTAACAGTATCATTAGCACTATGATTCGCAAGAGTTGAGTTAAGTTGAGCTCTCTTAACAAGAACTTGATTTGTAGATCCAATACCAACAGTATCAATCTTCATGAACTCATCATTTACCTTAATAACATCACCCGAATAGAAAGTTGTTATACCAGATAATGTAATATAATCAGTAATAGTTGATGCATCAAATGCTAATGTTGTATTAACTGGAGACTGAATAACAGGACTTTGAAGATTGTTATCTAGAGTCACCATCAACTTAGAATTTAAATCTTGCGATGTAAATGTATGAGTTGTACCAATACCAACAGAATTAATATCTAATACTGATGGAATATTTTGAAGTGCTTCCGTGGCAGTACCAGAAACTTTAAACTTATTCTCAGCAATCTTAACTGCATAAACTGTAGATGGAAGTTTATTAGTATTTCCAAACCCTACAACTGTTGTAGCTGCAATACCAACACTCATTGTTGTACCAGTACCAGTTGGAGTATAAGTAAGTCTCTCACCTGTATTGAAGAAGTGATTATCAACTACAAACGTATTATTTGTCACATCAACTACTGATGGATCTGAAGAATTAAAGACCTTATGGAATACAGAAGCTTCTGCATGTTTTAAATCAAATGAGAACTTGATATCATTTTCTGTACCAGTGTAAGAACCGTCCTCAACTTTAATTCTACTATCACTAAAGGTTACAAATCCAACACCACCTCCAGTTTCAGTCATATTCAACTGATATACCTTAGTAGTAATTGCTGTATTTGCAGGAGGAGTAAGTCTTAGTTCTAAATCACCTCCAGAAACAGATGAATATCCAACTCCTACAGTTCCAATACCACTACCACTACCAATAGAATTATCATTATCAATATAACCAAATTCAGAATAATATGGAGTAGTTCCATCATGTATCATTGTTACCTGAGTAACAGCTCTCTTATTATTAGTCGTATCATTAATTTCTATTAAACAATCTGCTGCCTGATAACTATTAGAACCAAATCCACTAATCCGTGTTGGTTGTGGTGAACCTGTTGCAGCAATATTTGTTGTTGTAGTTAGTATTTGTGTTAGAGAAATATTTGTACTCCCAATACCAGTTGCATTTGAATCAATAGATGTTTGATGAATTCTCATCGTAACACCAACTCCAGCAACAGGAGTAAAGTAAACACTTGCAATACCAGACCTTACATCAGCACCAAAAGTACCAAGTCCTACATTTGGAGAGTTAGTTATTGATGTATTTTCATCTTGCATCTGAGCATAATCAACCATATAAACTTCAGAACCATGCTGCATAACAACAAGTTCATTAACTTGATTTCTTCTATCACCAGTAGTTTCGTTAGTTTGAACAAATAGTTTCGTAGTTGTTGTTTCTCCAGCAGTTCCTAAACCAACAACCTGGAAAGGAGATGCACCAGTACTTCCTACACCAGCAGAAGTAGAAATAATCTTATAACCAGTACCAAGAGTAGTAGAACCAATACCAGTTGCATCAGTTTCAATAAATGATTCTTGAGAATATACTCTTAATGCATAGTTATTAATCTTATACTTAGCAGGTAAGAATCTCAGAGTACCAACAGAACCAGTAACATTGAAATCGAATGTTCCAAGGTCAATTTGAGTCTCTACTCTACCAAAAGGCATTATATAACC